TTTTGCCATTATCATACTGTCCTCCTGTTATATCCTTATTAGTAATTCCTAACCTTTTCATTTCAGCTTTTATAGCTTTATTTCTTTTAATTTTCCACCCTCTCATATTATCATGTGGATCTACTGGTCTATCCCAACTAAATTCTGTTGACATTAATTAGCTCCTTTATATCTAGCTTTACCCCAACCTTTAGGTTTCTTTTTAACTTGTCCACCATGAGCTTTTACTCTAGTTCTAGGTTTAGCTACATTTGGACTACTATAACCTTTTAATGGTCTATATTTAATAGGTCCTTTTTTAGCTTTTATTGTAGGAACTTCATTTTTTTTATTTAGACGTTTTCCAATTTTATTAATACCTTTTTTTATAGCTTTCCAATCTCTTTTTAAAATATAAGCTCCACTAGCACCTAAACTAATTGTATATAGTATCTCATCTATATTAAATGCTGTTCGTTTAAGAACTGCATCATTAGACTTCTTATATTTTTTAACTAATTTTTTAGCTAATTTTATAGTTGGTTTTGCTGCTAATTTTGTTATTCCTATTCCTAATGGTATTAGTGGTATTCCCATATTAATTTGCTCCTTGAATAACTGGATCTGGACCACCAGCAGGACTAGCTGCTATTTCCATATCATCTTGTCTAGTACGTCTTGCTTGATTTCTTAAAGCATCTATTGAATTTTTATATTGATTTTCCCATAAAGGAACTGTATTCCAACTTTTCATAAAAACATTAGCTTCAATCATACAAGCATTAAATAGAGCTACATAACAAAACTCACTAAAGTAATTAGAAGTTGTTGCACTTGTACCTGTAGCACTTGATAAAGCTAAAGGTCTTTTAGTATATTGTACTTCACCTGTTACAGTAGATACAGGAGTTGGTACAATATAAATTGATGTATTATTTTTTCTGGAATAGTATCTTGGAGTACCTGTAGATGTACTAGCATGAGGCCAGTAATCTATAGCATACTCATAAGGTCTTTGTAAAAGAGTAATAATATTAGAAGATGTACTTGTTTTAAAATTAACATTACGAACTACTAAAGTTCCATCAGGTAAACTTACAGTTGGATTAGCAGCAGTAAATGTAACTGTTGTATAATAATCAAGACCTGCATCATCTAATTCTTTTATTAAACGATCTTCAGCTCGATTAACAAAATAAGAAATTTGATCTGCAAATTCTGTTGAATCATTTTCTGCTGTATTTATAATATCAGTTTTTAAATATGAATAAGCTGGCATAATCTTATCCTACTATTAAAGTTAAACCTGCACCATTTGCTGGCATTGATGCACTTATTGTACCATCAAATTGTACTCCAAGTTCTCCTATATAAATATCTGCAGCTCCACTAGCTGGAACTTGAAATTTAATTTGACTTCCGTTTGAATCTTGTAAATCAAATGTACCTGCCACAGTCGAAATAGCATGGATTGCTATAACACGACTTTTACCTTGATTGGCATAAACAACTCCACTTGCTGATTTATAATGTGATTTAAAATTACCTGCCATTTTTTATTTCCTTCTTAAAATACTGGAGAGATGGATAACTCTCATCTCTCCAATATCATTACTATTAGGTACCAGGATTTCCATACCAACCTCTCCAATCAGAAACACCGAAAGAATATCTTTCACGTGCTTTGAATCGAAGATTGCCAGTATCAAAATCTGGTTCCATTTTTGTTTGGAGTGGTGTTCTAGTGAACATTTTTGTACCATTAGGTACATCAGTTTTAACCCACCATGCATCACTATCCGTTAAACGTCTATTTATATAGAAGCCATTAGGAACCATTCCCATATGTCGTGTTGCATTAATGTTATTATCAGTTGTATCTGGTTTCCCAGGTGTGTTTAATAAAACATCAGCAATATTCCACGAGTCAACAGGAATGTGTAATGATACAGCACTTGCTCCAATTAAAATACCTCGGTCATCCTTGGTTTTTTGTACTTGGGTAAGTGTAGTCTCAAGAGTAGCTATTGCTAGATCAGCATTAGTACCACTATTAGCTTTATTACTTTGGTTTCCTGCACTAATGGTTGGATGGGCTGTACTTATAAAAGCAACCCCATCACCAATAGCATAAGCACCAGCAGTAAATGAATTGTTAAATACATCAGCAGCTTTTACTTGCTTTGTATTTGCCATAGCTCTGGCAAGACCTCTTGCACGTAGTTTAGCAAAACTATCATACAAGTTATCTTCCATAGCTTCTTCAGTTACTGCAAAAGCTAATGCAATAGTTTCAGCAGTATATCTAGCTGTATAACTTTCTTGAGCATCATCATAGGTTACGGCAGCACCTTCATTTTTAGTAGGTGCAGTACCAAAGCCTGTGAAGAGAACTTCCTCTTCATAAGCTCTATCTGAGTTCTCTACTTCGTAGAGAGGTTCGTGTTCATTATTAACATCTCCATATTCCAACCCGAAAACTGCATTTAATCCAGGAAGGAGTTCTTTAGCAATACTTGCTCTTAATATAGCCATTAATTATTCCTTTCTAAATTAAACAGATGTTGAAACTTGAGCTTTAACAAAGTTGGATCTATGTCCACTTAGCCAAACTTCAACGATTGGGTATGCATCAAGAGCACTAACATTACCTCCAACTGCTTGCCCATCATAAGGTTTTCTACCTACAATACGAGCATGAGCACCTATTTCAACAGCAACTCCAACAGGAGCTCCAACTAAGAAATAAGATGATTGACCAGTTGTTCTGGAACCAGCAGATGCAGATGTAACAGAACAGGTATAACTGCTTATAATACCTAGTTCTCCATCAGATAAAGTAGCATCAGATTGGACCCAATATGTTTGTGCAGGATCAGTTATGACATGAAGCTTTACGTCTGAGGCAGAAGTTGCACCAGGCCAATAACGAGAGAATTTTTGTTCTCCATTTTCGACATAGTTACAACCCATAAAGACACCAGAAGGTTTTAATGATGTAGATGCTAAAGGTGTAATAGTACCAGCAGTATCGACAACAATCATATCTCCTGCATAAATGTCTTTTGGCAGCAATGCTGTTAAAGCATATGCTGAACTGGACACAGGCTGGACGATTTGTCCAGAAGCTTCGTTGTTAGGCTGTCCGTCTCTTTTTCGAGCTGGAAGGAATCCAAACGGACTATAAGTAGTAGCCATTGTATTTCTCCCAGATTATATTATTAAAGAATTAGTCCTGAAATTTAGGATTTCTTCCTTTAATATGGTTGATTTAGAGTTATTACTAATAGGCATACGAGAAGAAGAGTTATTCATGAGTTGAGCATTAACTGCTTGCATCATTTCATTACCCTCATTTTGGTAATACCTTTTTTTGGCCTCAAGTTTTTTAGTAGGAATCTTTCCTAAAATTATATCTCCACGACAGACTGTTCCACTATATCGGCCTTCCTTCTTCACGAATGAAGTAGATCCTAACTCAGGTACTTCTTCAGGAGTAACAAATTCCCAACCTTGACTTATTTTTTTTCCAATGTTAGTATAATCATCACTATTTTTCATTGATACTCTAAGCCAGCCAAGACTCATATTTTCATTATCAAACCTGTCCTTCACTTCTTGTGGAATATGAGTTGCATCAGGTTCTTCAAATGTATATTCAACTTCTTCTCTTGAATTTAATTCCCTTGTTTCAGAATTACGTGATTGTGTACGTGTCATAATTTATCCTCCACGTTGCATATTAATTGTAGTATAATCACCTTCAGCTTTATCAGCTTTAAGCTTTTCTTGTGCATACTGTTCAAGTGGTATAGCCCATTTTTCAGCCAGCCTTATATCATCTTTCGTTAGCTTAACTTTTTTTGAACTTGGAGATGAACGTGAACCTCCAGCTACAACTTGAGAAGGAGTTGACGAACTTCCTTCCTTACGATTACTTTCTATTTTTCCATCTGTAAATTTATGTGGAAAATTAGCTTTAAGTCTTTGATCAATTTCCTGATAAAATTCTGGATCAGTTGGATTAAACCCTTCATTTTTTAATTCAACATCTATAGCTAATGCAGCAGCAGTCATTATATTATCTTTACCAAACCATTCATTTTGAGAAGCCCAATCTTGAGCTTTAGGATCAGGAGTTGGTTGAGGTTGTTGAAATTGTTGTTGAACTTGTTGTTGAACTTGAGGTTGCTGAACCTGTTGTTCTGGAAATTGATGTTTTGTAACTTG